TTGCTCCTGGGAACAAACGATCTCTGTATTTTGCGTACTCGGTAACCGACATTGCGGCAATTTGATCCGCTGTGAACTGTTGTTGAGCCGAATTGTTTTCCATAGTTGGAGGCAAAGTAGTACTTGTGCCTTTCATGTCACGACGAGCAGTCTGCATAGCCTGCTGCGCCGATTCCAAGATCTTAGACGAACGTTCTCTAAGTCCGGTAATACTCTGTTCTATCTCTTCTGCACTGTTGCCTGAGATTAGATCTACAAGCTCAGGCATAATGTTATCTTGCTCTTCAGCAAGACGACGATTACGGTAGGCTGTAAGTTCAGCATACTGACGCTCACGCTCTAGGAGTGCATCTTTACGAGCATTCTCCTGGCGAATTTCTTCGAGCTGGGCTGCCCATTCTTGTTCCTTCTTTTCAAGAAGTGAACGAACATCCATTTCAGATTCTGCTAGCTTACGAGCTGCGTCTTCTTTCTCTTTCGCAATGCGGTTAGCTTCTGCAAGCTGCGCTTCACGATCCTTCTTTAGCAGATTAATTTCTTCTTTGAGTGAGTCAATCTGTGGGTAAAGCTTTGACTTTTCTTGTTCCCGTACTCGTTGAAGATCTACTTCAGTGTAACCAGCCTTTGTATCTGCAACAGGGGTTACTACTTCTTGCTGTGCTGGTGATGCAGTGCCTGCAACTTCAGAAGCAAATGCTTCTTGAGCTAGTGCACTGTCAACAACATTTGATGTTGTCTCTGACATGCGTGTTCCTTTAGGTTAAGAGGTCGTTGTCCGATTTAATGCCACGATGACCTGCGGGTTAGTTTGGTATATAGCCTGACAAATTATTGCGAATTTGTCAGCCTAAATCATTGGTTTTCTTCAGAGTTAGGTGTATCAGTTTGTGTATTCGCACTCTGTCGAGGAGTTTGAGTACCGTATGCTTTTACAACCATCTCTTGCTGAAGTTCTGTAATTGTTGCTTCTTCCATTGGACTAATAACACCAGGTTGTCCTACTGGACCTGGACCGGTGCCATCGCCAGGTTCTGCACCTGGAGGAAGAGTTCCATCAGGCATCATACCAGTAAGTGATGTGATTGCTGAATTTATCTGTTGCTTGACAAGAGCGATAGCTCCGTCTGCCTTTGCGTCCTCAATGAGCTCTGCACGAATTTCGGCAAGCTTCTCATCTGGGAATTCCTCACCAAGCTGACGAAGAGCACCTTCACGGCTTTCAAGGTTCATATTCATCTTCTGTTGGATTTCGTTGAGTACGATCAACTTATCTAGTGGAAGTGGAGGTGGCATGTGAACAATTGACTCGTAAGTCAATGGGTCTGCCAAATCAAGCTTTGTAAGCTGTCCTGGCTTGATTGGGCCATTTACAGCTGGGTTATAGATAAATACTTCAGGCTCTTTAAATGCAAGAGTTAGAAGTACTAGCTCATTGATACGTCGTAAGCCCTCCTGGTATTGTACAAGCTTCTGATGGTAGCGATTCATCAGAGGCTGGTACTGAATAGCAAGAGCAACACCCGAGGTGTTGGAGATAGGCTGAACTTGACCTAGTGCAGTCTCAGGTACGCCAACCATTTCATGCATTGAGGTCTTAATGATTTTAAGGTACTCCATAGCCCCCTGGAGGCCCTGTCCGCCGCCTTCTAGGTTAAATACCTGTGCATCCTTAGGTAGACCCGCCCAGACCTTCTTAGGGCCCTTCTCAAGGCTTGAAGCCTTAGCTCCAGTAATAACTGTTACCGGTGCGGCGTGGTAGTTGATGATGTCCGCAATGTCTGTCGCAACTTCATTGTAATTGCGATTAAGGGTGATAACGTCGTGACAATCAGACAAGCCCCAAGGACTACCAGAAACACGAACGTTAGGAATATGAATGACAGGAACCACTCCAATAGGATTAGGACGAGAGTCAATAAGTTCGTCATTGATATATTCCTCAATACGGTCATCTGTCAAAATTTCAGTGTAAGTGTACACCTGGCGAGTACCTTCTACAGAAGTACCCCAGAAACGATACTTGAGCTTGAAACGAATCAAGCGTGAGCGGTCGTGTGGGTGGAACTCTGGAAAACAGAAAGAAGAGTTAAGAGGAAGAATACGTACACGACCTGGATGTGGGCGTCCTGTAGAGTCTTCGTAACCCTCTTCATATGCGACCTTAACAAAGCAGTCGCCTGATACTCCGCCTTGCTGTCCCATTTCCCAAAGGATACCGTGCTTATCGTTATCGATTTCCCAGACACGCTTTAAGACGTCAGGAACGATTGCTTCAGTTTGAACAGGGCTGCGGAATGATACTCCACGGCTAAAAGTAAAGTTAATAATAAAATCTGTGAAAGCACGGTAATAATTATATACCATCTGTGACTCGCCAATTTCACGGCGATAAGACCAGTGGTGTCCAAGATACATCGCCCAGTTAAGTGAATAACGGTTTAGACGTGGACCGTGTACTTCGAATTCTTCATCAGCAAGTTCCACTAGACCTAGTGGAGAGATGGAGATGGTTAAGTCAGATGACGCCGCCCGATAACTGGGAGGTGAAAAATCCATACCACCGCTCATTGATTACATCCTGACTTCATAGTTGCCCCCAACTTAAACGACGAAACCTGATTGTTTCTTCTTTTTTTCTTCTAATGCTTTTTTACGTTTTTCTTTCTCTACTTCTTCTTGCTTAAAGTCACGTAGCTTTGGATCTACTTGTTTAATAGAATCCACAAAGCCACCGCCTTGTCTTGCATATTCATTTCCAAACCACTTAGCAGCTGGGAAACTTAATCCATTTGGTTTATGCGAAGGAAACTTTGCCTTAGCTTGCGCTAACAACATGTTGTACAACTTTGGATTATTCGGTTGTGCCATCGTCTCCTCCTATAGAGGTCTCCAGCTCCGGAGAAAGGGGTACAGAGCTGGAGACCGGTATAGTCTATCGTATTTTTTAGTCTAGGACTGAAGCTGGGTTCATACGCTCCTGGCGTGAGCCATTGCGTACAACCTCTTCGATAACGACTGTAGAGTGATCTCCGAAGTTACCTTGTGCGAACTCGCCTAGGTATGTTGGAGCTTCTACCCATGCAGCTGATCCAACGTGAGCACGCTCACGCATTGTCTCGTCTGCATACTTTTCAAATACGTTTGTATTGTGGTTAGGACGTCCTTCTGGAGTGTCGTAACCCTGATCCAAACCAAGTTGGAAGTCATTTGGTACATCTGTGTCTGTTGCAATACCTTCTTCAAAACGAAGTGGGCCACGTAGGCCTGGTGTTGCAGGTGACATCTTACGTTCGTAAGTTGCGCCTACCTTCTCAGGGAACTGAGGTGTTGGGGCGATATTTTCTACTGCCATTGTTTATTCTCCTATAGGATTGGGATTGAGGTCCTCAGGCATTATTCTCGCTTCTATTTCGGCATTAGTCAGCCTAAAGAGGTACTTTTTAGAAGAAAGGACTTGCTGAAACTTCAATTGTTGGCATAACTAGTTCTTGGGTAAGGGAGCATGCTAATGCCAATGAATCTACGAAGTCATCGTGGGCATGCGCCTCATCTGGAGCAGCTACCAAAAAGTTAGGGCCTTTGTACTGAACTTCGGCATCCGTCATCTGTTGGTAGAACTTTTTCCAAATACGTAGGCGACGGGTCTTAGCATGTGCGGGCCAAGAAACCATCTGACGTTGAATTAGCGCCTGAAGGTGCTTCCAACGCTTTGACTGCTCTGTAGGGCTAGAGGTAACCGGGATTACTTCTGCACGAGGCATAAGAATCTTTAATCGTCCAGCTACTGCATCACCAACACCGTTAGCGTCAATTCCGATTGCAAGTACGTCGTAAGATGATAAGAACTGCTGGATCTGGAAGTACTGTTCTTCCCAGTCATCACCTTGCATTTCAAGCCAATTTAAAACTCTATGATCATAGTAACCATACTCATCTGGGCGATCCCAGTCAACCCACACAACAGTTACTACCGTTGAGTCCATCTTACGAGCTGGGTCAATACCTACAACAACCGGTGAACGGTGCCAGCTTTTGACAAGCTCTTGAGATGTGTCCCCAAGGTCTTCCATGATTGAGGATGTGATGAACATACCTCTCTCCAGCAACCATTTACAGTTATAGGAGAGCTGGAACTCATCTGAGTCCTCATTGATACGAAGCATCTCTTTCTTAATAAACTTCTCATAGTTAGGGTTTACCTTTGCTACGTCTCGCCAATCCCATTGAAAATGGTTCTGTCTTGCGTTTCGACTGGTTTGTCTACGCTTGTTAAACTGAATAGCTTTGTAAAAGTTATTCTTGTGAGTTGTAGGGGTTCCTGTCTTAACCATAGTAGCGTTGTAGTACGCACCCATAGGTGCAATAGATTTAGCTACTACGAAGTCATCTGCTTCTTGACACTCGTCAATAATGATAAGGTGAAACGACTTAGATTCAATTTTAGCTCTAGGGTTAGCTGTCATCATCATTAGGGATGATCCAGAGTTCTTTAAGCGAATATTTCTTACCACACCTGGAGTCTTAGAAACCATATCGTCAATCTCGGGATCACCAAGAACCTCAAGAGCAGACTCACTGGTTAGGCGGGAGACTGTACGAGAATAAAGGGTTTCTACCTGTGATTGAACTGGAGCAAACATACCAACCATAATTCCATCACCAAACTTGCCCATTAACTCTGGGTACATTTTAGCTAGGCGTGGAAGGATAACCATAAGGGTTGCCACTGTATTAGCAATGGTTTCTGACTTACCGCTCTGACGAGAAGCAAGGGCTGTGATTTCTTCACCATCGTTAATGATTACTGATTCAATCAATCTACGGGCAAGTGGCTGCTGATAGGCATGTAGCTCGTGCCCTACCAAGACTTTCATGAAGCCCATGATCTTTTCTACAAGAGCTTTTACAAACTCCTTAGAAAGCTCATCTAAACCGTCTTCTTCAACTTCTTCTGGCAGGACGTTGCCATATTCGTCAAAATCTTCCGGCTCTAGCTCATCAAATTCACCAGTTGTCACAGGCCATGTCTTTCACTAAGGGTATCCAAAATAGCACTAAGAGATTCTGCTCCTAGTCGTGCCTCTGCCAAATTATCTTTGTACTGGGTTTTTTGCCAGGCAGATAGATTGCGGCCAACTGAATACATAATTTGATCTGTCCAAGTAAGTAATTCTTGAGTAGGTAAAGAGTTTACTCTACGTTGAATTTTAGTTAGCTCTTTTACAGTTTTGCTTTTTCTTTTAAAGATCTTCATAAGGCGCCCCAAATCTAACCATATCCCAGTCAACCTCGTCTTGCTTCATGCTACGACCGTTAACTGCAATAGTTAATGCTTGACTTTCTGTATATGTCTTAATCCATTTTCCAATAACAATAGACTTTCTTGTTAGAGGCAGTCTTAAACACCAACCTTTACCAAAACGGTATGGATCATCAATCTCTTGTGTTTCTGCACGTTCTACTACTACTGGTGGTTTTACTGGGTAAGTCATTAAATGCCAGTAAAACTTCCCAACATCATGCGTCTTCGCCATCTTCTTTGCCCGTTCCATCGCACCAGTGGTCTGGCACTTCATGCTCTAATACTATCACAGCACAGTCTTTACAACGAAAAAGCTTAGGTGATTTAAACTCAGTCTGTGCTGTAGCACCCCGTGAATGTTCTTCATCAAATGGAGTGTAATCGCTAATAATTTCAGGCTCAATAAATAATTCTGCCGGAAATGGTCCTCGTGGTGCGTGAGAACTAGATGGGACAGGATGACCTTGTTTTGTAACAATTCTTTGTACGATTCGCATTTTTACCCCTTTTTAGCCTTATGTGAGATATCTTACACTATATTTTGATTTGGCGGTTGCACCAACCCTGTATTTACTGATAGTATTGATATAGGGACAGGAAACTGCCCCAACACTAACTACGTAACAAAAGGGTTGCAACTAGCTTGGCAGACAGACGCCGAGCTATTTTTTATCTGGTGACAGTAGATAAAAGATTCGGGTTGGCCCTCTAGCCTAGGAGATAGTGTGAAGTTTAATGAAGAAACCATATTAAAGGCAAAAGCAACTTTGATGGTAGTTATGCTAACCATAGTTACCACAAATCAAGCTTATGCGGTCTACAACCGGGCTGATACGCCCAATGTGAGCACTACTCAGGTAGTTGATCCTCTAGACAAGTATCGGGAGATAACCGAGTTCACACCCACAGAACTAGCAGATATGCTTGAACTAGTTGGCTTTAAGGGTAAGTCCCTAAAGACAGCTTGGGCAATCGTTATGAAAGAATCTCGTGGCCACTCCGGTTCCCACAATAAGACGTCCTCAACAGGAGATAACTCCTACGGTCTATTCCAGATTAATATGCTGGGAAGCCTAGGGGAGATCCGAAGAGAAAAATTTGGTATTAAATCTAATGCTGAACTCTTAGACCCAGTAACAAATGCCCAAGCAGCGTTCTACATGAGCGATCATGGAACAGATTTTGGGTCCTGGGGCTTAGGACAAAATGCATACGACGGCACTTCATCAGAATCCTCTGTAACTCAGTGGTTGGATGATTTTCCTAAGTAAATAGAAAAGGCCCCGAGAGGGGCCTTTTTTATTACTTCTTTTTAGCTCTACGCTTATTCTCTTTAGCTGTGTTCTTTCCGTGTGCTAAAGGGCGCAAGTTCTTTGCTGAATCATCGTCGTGGTTGTTGTTCTTGTGATCTACGTCTGTGCCCTTAGATAGCTTTCCGTGTGCCTTCTCGTACTTAGCACGAGCAGCATTCTTAGAGGTAGTGTGCCACTTACCAGACTTATCTTTGTAGTGTTCTACAATAATCTTACGACCACCATTAGCTGCAGAGCCTTTGTACTCTTTGCCGCCAGCTACTTCTTTTTTCTTAGTAGTCATTACTTTTTCTTTTTCTTTGATACGGCCATATTATCAATAAGATTAGGGTAAGGACGACCAGCAGCTTTAGCACGTGCCTTTGCAGCAGACTTCTTAGCTGGTGAAAGTTTCTTATCTTTCTTAGATGGATCTGGAGTATCCCAAACTTGTTTCTTAGCCATTGTTATTACCAACCTTTCGGAGTAGGGGTTCCACTAAGGATACCCAAAGGTCGTGGGCGTCCAGCAGCTTCTTCGCTATCTGCCATTCTATCAAATGCTCGTCTAGGATGTACATCTCCATTTGGTGCTACGTGTCCGTAGCTTTTATCGTTCCAGTAACCTGAACCAACACTAAAGTCTTCGTTATTACGTCCCATTAGCAATCCCACTTTCGTAGTGCAAGAGCCTTACGTGTAGGCTTACCGTTCTTATCTTTCATAGGGCCTTCCATACCACCCATACGAGCACAGAATGACTTACGACGTGCTGCAGACTTAGGTGACTTCTTTGCTTGAGATGCAGATACTGGTGGCTTAAGATTGTGACCTTCTGCCTTAGCAGATGCACGCCCTTTTGCATTAAGACCACCTTCAGGATTTTGTCCTTCTTTACGAGTCCACGCAGCTGACTTATGATGGGTTTTTTTCTTGGTTGTCATGACCACTCCTCTGTGCATCCGCACTCTTTATTGAATCTACCACATTGTACACAGGTCATACGTTCACTAGATTTTAAGCTACCTGCAGACTCTAACCTATCCTCATGTGAGGCTACATCTTTATAACTTGCTAAGTTTACACCATAGGCTTCAGAAGCCTTAACTACATCAGGGTGGTTCCATGGGCGTGCAGCTTTAGAAGTTCTATCAGAAATAGACATGCGAATACGAGGAGATCCGTTGCCGCTTCTCATACCGTAATAGAGTTCTTTACGCTTTCCCATTAGTTATTTGTCCCTGATGAACGGCCATACTTCTGGCGTGTAATAACGTGAGAATCATCAGCCTGTGTTGGGGTAAGGCCTGTTAGATATTCTGCAGCTTCTCGTGCATTATGGCGAAGATCTTTAAAGACCTTTACCTCACGAGGCTTAGACGAGAAAACCTCTGATCGAGACATTATGACTCATCTGCTACATCTTCAGGGCGCTTGCCCTTCTTAAGACGACTGATAATATCGCTTGACTCAATAGATTCATTTTCTGCTTTTTCTACTGGGCCTAACTTAGAACGTGAATCATCAACAGTAGGGACATTTCCCTTATTGCGAAGTTCTTGTGGACTAAACTCACGAATAGTAGCTTCTTCAGGAGCTTGACCAATAGTACGAACTGCAACACGGTTAGTTCCTGCAAGAGGAGCTGTAGGGGTTGCAACTGCAGCGCCAACAATCTTGCTGGCTTTTGCGTGAGTAGCTATGCGGTTTTCGCTAGAACTCTTTGCAAGTTGAACATTTTGCCCATTAACAACAACATCGTTTGATTTACCGCCTTTAACAGCACGCAAAGTCTGTTGTGGGCTTGAACCAGCGTGAACCATGCCACGTAGGAGAGCAAACTCTCCAGCAACCTTTTCAGGATTTCCACGTAGATTACGGTCAACAACCTTATAGGCAGCTGCTAAACGTGACTTAGCTTCTAGTGGTTTTCCACCTAAGTACTTATGTAGGTGATCATCATCTGTTCCTAAGGTGTGGTGTACACCTAATGCATGTGCAACAGTTGCCTTTTGAATAGCTTCATGAGCTAAGAAGCCTGTGCTATTCATATAATCTTCATCAAGATTGTACATAGATGTGCGGCCAAGACGCTTAGCTGTATCCATAACTTCTGGGTGAACAGTTGTCATTGTCTTACCCTCAGTTGCAAGAGCTGCAGAACGCTTTTCACGAATAGCGCCCAATACTGCTTGACGTTCTGGAGTTTGACCACGAGCAGGTCGTGCAGGTGTCTTATTTTGATCTACAACAGTAGTACGTGTAGCTATTGTACGGTTTTCACGAAGACGCTTATTTTCTGCTTCAGCCTGCTTACGATCTACAGGTTGACTTCCAAATGTATCCATAGCAATTGGGGGGATAACATTTCCAGGCTTATTAACTGTTGGCTTTGTATAAGGTGCTTGATGAACTCCGCCTTCTACAACCTCTCCATTTACCTCATGCATAGTTGTACTATGAATGTTATTTGGATCGTTATATTCTGGCTTTAAACTTCCATCAGCATTGTAAATAGTTGTTTTTCTGTTAGCCTCTGAAAGAGTCTTTCCTGTGGCTGCAGATGATGCTGGTGAATCTGGGTGCTCTTCTTCAAAATCACGTACTGCTTTAACACCATGCAGTGTTCCACCCTTACGAGCTTTAATTTTATCAACTTTTTTGAACACAGGCTCTGAAACTTCTGGTGTCGGTGCCGGTGTAGCAACTGATGAAGTTGATGTAGAAGTTGCTGGTTTTGATTTAGGTTCAAAATCAGAAATATCATATGGGGCTTTTGCTTTAGAAACTTCATTTGCTGGAACAGAATCTAGATAATCGTTATAATCTTTTAGATCATAAGTTACGCCGTTTAAAGAACGAAGTGTAGAGCCTTTTGCTTCCTCGCCTCGGTTAAATGAGTATTCCCCAGCTTCAGCTTCTCGTTGTTCTGGAGTCTTATCAACTTTAGTATCTTTTTCAGCCTTAATAGGGGCAACAGGTGCTTTAGCTCCTGGAAGAGGACCGGCTGCAGGGCGCTTTGGTGAACGAAGGTCTGCTTTTCTAAATGCTAGTTTACGATTAGTTCCCGCATTAACCGGCATAGAAGTTTGTTGCCCACCGCCATTAACATCAGCATTGCTTGATGGAATGTTAACATCTACTGGAGCAACGATGTCTGGATTACCAGGGGCACCCTTGTAAACAGCTGGGCGAGAATTATTGCCCAAAATCTTTACAAACTTATCAAACTGACCAGCCATTAGTTATTTCCGCCTGTTCCATCATTAATGCCATCTTTTAAATGGGCTGTACGTTCTTTATATCCTGCTCTTGTATCAAAAGGTGTTTTTGCTGCAGATGCACGAGCTTCTTCTGCATCTACTTCACTATATACAGGTTGTTCATTGTCAAATTTAGTTGGGCTAAACTTACCGGATGAACCTGCAGTAGATTCAAATGGAAAATAATTTGTTGTATTGTTTTGGTGCAAAGCTGTTTGAATATCATTTTCTTCAGGGTTAAATCCACCAACAGGTGAAGAAGCCACAGCTGAGGAAACATCTATCTTGCTAGAGCTACCATTAACTTGCTTTGTGGATTCATCTCCACCACGGAACTTGTTTCTAGCTTCTGCTTGCTTAACACCAGCAGGTGTTGTGGCAGGGCGATAGCCAATATCAAAACCATATTCATTTACTTGATGTGCCATTTCAGGGCGAACATATTCATTAGCCTGTCTTTTACCTGCAACAACATCGGGGTGAGATTCACCATAGGTTTCATTTGCAATATCATAAGCTTTAGCAGCTCCATGAGCTCCAGCTACAGGCTGAACCATACTTTTGAAAACATCTGCCGCAGCCTTATCCATATGATTGGCTTTGTTTACACGGATGCGAGACTCTTCATCTTTTTGACGATGATAATCACGTTCGTCACGGCGCATCTTAGTGCCAAGGTATTGACCTAAAATGTTTCCCATAGCACCCTTAAATACGCTAGAGTTACCATTTCCGGCCTGAACAATGTTTTGTCCGCCTTTGCCAAAATTCATGTGATTTCCGATCTAGTCTTCAGTTACAGACAAAAGTTTAGCAATTCCGCCCTGGTCTGTAAGTGCTTGAGCGTGTTGATTATAGTGGTGCATGCAGAAGGATAACTCACCATAAGGCAAAATAGATACGATCATAGCTCTAGCAGAACACGAATCGCACTGAACTCTACCCTGCCGCTGTTCCTCCAGCTGCGTCTCCAGTTGCTGCGGCTCCGCTATCTGTGTCATTGCTATTTGTCCCCTGACTTGATGTTGAGTCTATATTAGATCCGCCATAGTTTCCTACACCGGTTAATCCTACACCATAAAGATCCTGATACCAGTCTAATGCTCCGTACAAAGGGTACCCGCCACCTAATCTGCCAACAACAGATGAATCTTTGCGTCGCACAGTAAATTGGCGATGTTTCTTCTTTGGGTGGGTCATGGGATTATTGTCTCACTAAAGCAAAAAGCCGGGAGCGTTAACTCCCGGCTGATTACTTGAGGGGTATTTATGCCCAAGGTGTGATAGTGATTGTAGCTGTTGTTGCAACGTTTGCAGAGTTTGCAGCTGTTGACTGTGTCTTGATTGTTCCAGTCTTTCCTGTAAGTACTGTTCCAGGTGTGATAGCGCCTGTGTCTGCAACAGTCCATCCTGAACCTGCAATAGTAAGGGTGCTTCCTGAACCACCAGTTACAGTCCAAGTTCCAACAAGTGCTGTTGGGATACCTGTGCCTGCAGCGATAGCAATCTTTGTACCTACTAGCCATGTAGCTGTTCCACCTGCAACTGTAACAGTTGCAGCAGTTGTGCTTGTTACGTTAATACGTGTTGGCTGTGTAGCTGTGTTTGTAGCTGCTGTAGCTGTTGTGATGTTAGCTGCTTCGTAACCAGAATCTTGCAGAACATCAAGTGCGCTAGCAGTTGTGTATCCAACTACTGAAGGAACAACAATGTACGCAATACCAGCACCATCAGCTGCTGATGCAGCATCTGTGCGCTGTACGATACCGTTATTGATGTTAATCAATGAACCAGTTGTTGAGTTAGTTACTGTGAAGTAATCACGTGTAGCTGTTGCAATTGTAGCTCCTGATAGGTTGAAGCCGTTGCATCCTGTAATGTCTACAGTTTCTCCACCATTGAAGAAGTTGTAAGACTCATAGCGAACAGTTGTTCCATCACCAGAAACTTGTGTGATGTTGTACTTTCCTGTTGCTGCAATGAATGAAGGATATCCTGCCCAGTCTGCTTCTACCACAGCGTGGTTAGCAAGAGCTGGATTAAGACGAGCACTTGGATACACTGAGTATCCTGACCACTGCTTGTTTTCAGAAGCATTAGCTGCTAGCTTTACAACTGCAGTTCCGTCTGTGCGATCATCGTTTGGTTGCATAGGGAAGTTACCCCATACGAAATCTACTGCAACGTTACCTGAAGAGTCAAGCAAATTGCCATTGTTATTTGTTGCCATGGTTTACCTTTTCTATATAGAGGGTTTTCAGTCCCGGTGCACTTAGGGACTGGACTATAGTATTAAGGATTATCCAATTTGTATGTGTGTAGTGATCTTTCCACCAGAATAAATATCGTGCTTACAGGCAATCTCGATGGCTTTACGAAGAATTTTTTCGGCAGCCGCTGGGGTTTTAGCCTTATAGTACTCTAGAGCCTCAAGTGCTCCCAGAGCGACATCCCCACCACTACCTGCGTAGTAAACGTTGCGGGCTTCACGATCCCAAGAGTAGTCATTAAAGATTGGGTAGAGGGTTCCTCGTACAGAGACGATCAGGTTAGAGTCTTGCCATGCTGCATCACCATCATCCTTGGCATCATAGCCAGCTTCTTGGAATGCCTTACGCATGCTAGGAATAAACTTCTTAGTCATAAAAATGTCTAAATCTTCCGTTGCACGTGGTTTAGGTGGCTTCCACCCAAATTGTGTAATATTTCCACCACGAGATGCGCCAGAGACAGCAACAAGTACGCCGTTGTTATTAATAACTTTATTTGTAGCAAGTTCCATATAGCGTCCATCTTCATCAGATGCACGACTGTCACACCCGATAACGGACCAACCATCACCTTGTATCGCTACTAACGTTGTCATATTACCCTCTCGTAGATACTT